ACATTCTTCTACATACGCTTGCGCTTCGGGAACTTCTTTATCCTTCACACAGCAAACAATCGAGTCATGTACGGTAAGGACAACTTTATATCTTTCGGATATACTTAGCAACTGCTCGCCAATGATACAACGAGCTATGGCTTGGCATACATTCTCTACCACCTTGCCGCCGTAAATTCTGTTTCGGCCCCGCCGTACTTTATATCTATATTCGCGTGACCCCTCTTCGGTCATTTCATACTTCAAGTCCTCGTAGTGTATACAAAGACCCGATGGCAACTGGATGGCGTTCTCTTTTGGTAGGACTTTTAGAACGCCCCTACGGCCAAATCGAACTGGACCATTGTGCGTCATTTGCTCCAGTGCAAACTGCGCATCCTTCCACAGCCTATCTATACTGTGGTTAATATTGCGGTAGATATTTATGATCCGCTTGGCTTCTTCGACGGGTATTTCAAAGCCAAAGTTTTTTAGCTGGGCTTGGAACTTTATGCCGCCCATACCGTACCCTGCACCAAGAATAGTAGTCTTGCCTACAAAGCGTTGGTCTTTCGTAACGGTCTCTTCTTCGCAGCCGTATATACGCGCAGCCATTTTTATGTACACATCTTCGCCGTTAGCGAACTGGCTAACCAAATCATTTTGCCCTGCAAGCCACGCCAGAACTCTAGCTTCGATCTGTGCGCTGTCCGCGTCTATGAGCGTATAACCTTCGGGAGCTATAATACTGCTCTTGAGTTTCTTCGCATTCGGCCCTCGGCTCGGCAGGTTTTGCAGGTTGATCTTGTCCTGTCCACCCCACCGGCCTGTGTGCGCTGCGTAATACCTAATCGGAACCGGGAGAAGTCCACGTTTACCAATGGATATAAACCTCTCGGTACGTGTTTCTTCTAAGGTACTTTTAGTACCCAAACGTGCAGAGACTAACGACTGAACTTTATCGTCGTCATGTTCTAGCAACGCTTTGAACGCCTCGTCCGACTTAGCAAATGCAAAAGTCTCTTTGCCTGTTGTCGGGCTAATCTTTTTCGGCGGCTCGACGCCAAGACTTGTAAGCAACTCAGCGAACCTGTTGTTCGACATCAAGTCTTTTTTGTCGGTTATGTTCGCATCGCGCAGCAGCTTGTCCTTGCGCTCGCGTACTTCTTCCAGATGCTGCTCCAACAAGAACAAATCTAGGTCAAGCGTAGGCTCAATAAACATCCGCAACGTGCGATCTATTAGCTGTAACTCTTGTTGTGGGAACTGGTTTCCAACAACTCCGCTGAACATCAGCTTAAAAATTTCGTATGTCAGGTCCACATCGTTACGAGAATACTCTGCATACTTCGCAATTTCTTCTTCGGTAAAATCAGTTAGCCGCTTGGCTAACGCACGGGTAACTTCATCACCCTTGGCCCCAACGCCGTAGCGTTCAGCCACAGCCTTTAGGCTCACACTCTTTTCCGTGCCATGTAACGCACGGGCCATGCACATTGTATCAAGCCACAGTTTCGGCTTCACACCAAATCGCCACCCTAGTATCGCTCCATCAAACGCGGTGTTATGACAAAGTATAGCGCAGGACGAGAGGTCTACGTGTGATAAGAAACGTGTAGTGAGTTCCTCACCTTGTATCCAACGTGTTGGCTTATCGTTCTTTTTTACAGCTAACCCAATAATCTCAAATCTATCGTCGCGGATATATTCTTCAGTCGTCATCTTCGACAGGCTGTACTCCTTGTCGTAGTACGTCTCGAAATCCAGCGTCACTATGTCCATCTTCGTCGTCCTCCCACGGTGCTTTGGGTAGCGTTACTTTTTTGTCGTTGAAGCGAGCGTCATAAACGCCCGCCCCAATCTTTGCTTTCTTGGACTTACTAGGCTTACGCACGTAAGGCACTGGCGATCTCTCCCCCACAAGCCATGTACCCTGCACCATCGACCCAATTATCTTGCGACTTTGGGTTGGATTTTATACGCGCAACTTTGAGCAGGTTCATCATAACCGCAACATCTGTCGGGGTTATTTGCGCATCCAGATGCACAGACCAGTATCGTGCAATGGTGTTGAAGTTATTCTCCATGTCACCATGCTCCGCAGCACGATCCTTCGTCACGTAGTCTTTGGCTGTGTCGAGGACATCAGCGCGTGTCACGGTTAGATTTACTTCTTCCAACACCTCTTTCGGTGTGCCGATCTTTTTCTTGAGCAGATATACATACGATGGCGAGCAGCCACACGCTTTAGCAACTTTTGCATTAGAGGCCTTTGGGTGCTTCACAACATACGCCCAAACTTTTTCTGCTTTTTTACCAATTACACTCATAGTTATTCTCCTACTGCTTTATCTTTGTCGTCACGCAACACGCGCACGATTTCTTCAACTGGAGTTACATCAACCCCATAATTTTCCGCTGCACCGCGAAACCTTTCAAGCCACGCCGCCAAACTTACACCGGCTTGTCTGCGTAGCTCAGCTTGTGCAACTTCATCGGTAGGGTCAAAAGGTTCGTACCCCCCGCCCTCACGCCGCTTTGACACAGGTGAAATATACGCGGGGTATTCTGTCACCTTTATGGACACAACAGAACTTTCTACTGTCTCCGTTTTTGCCACGATACGTAGCCCTGACGCCATCTGCCGCGCCAACTGTATACGATGCTGCCTCGCGGCTTCCGCATCGTCAATCCCATAAAACGCTTGGTACGCTTCATGCTCTGGCTCGCCTGCTAACCAATCGACGAACTCTGAAGGCACAAACATATTTGCGCCCGTAGTTTGCAGGTAATCATCTATGATACGCTGCTTAGTCTTTTTAGAAAACTTAGACATAAGTTTATTCTCCATAGTTTTTGTTTGTAAAGCAGGCCATCACAGCCTGCTTTGTTTTTGTTAGTCAGTCGGCTAACCACACCGCGACGAACCGGACCACGCCACAACACACCGAACCTAGACCGCCTCGCCGTACCAAGCCGGACCTCACCGGAACCGAACACACCTAGACCGCCTCGACTGGCCGCGCCTTGACAGACCTGAACACACCGTAACTCGACCGCCTTGTCTCGCCTAAACACGTCTAACCTCACGCACCCTAACTTGACCGCCTAGCCTTGACGCACCCAACCCGACCAAAACCTGCCCCGCCTAAACCGCCTTGCCGTACCACACCATACCCCGTCTCAACACACCTCGACCGCCTTGACTGTCCCCGCCACGTCTAGCCCCGCCAAACCTCAACTCGCTGTACCTCGACCGCCATACCTTATCCGTGAATTAGGGCGGCGAACCGCCCCTCTTCGTTTAGGCTGCTCGACGCAACCGCTCTTCTTGCATAAGTCTCATAAGCTCTGCCGTTTGCTCGTCAGCGCATTCGGGGTATTCCATAGCTAACTCTTGGACTTCACGCGCTTCTTTCGTGATTTCATCCCAAGCCTCTTGGTGTTCACCCATATCTTCCGCGCTCGCTACAGAGAACGTGCCGTATGACCCACGCCCCTTTTCTTGGCGAAAGTCTCCTAGCCCTACGATTAGCCCTGCGTTTGTCAACAGCGATACAATACCGTTAGCGTTCAGCGTAGGCGTCACATATTTAATCGTTATTTCTGAACACCAGTTTGGCAGGTATGCTCTGGTACGCACATCTGGAGTTTTGTTTATATCGGCAGATCGCACGATATCCATTTTAAGGTACGGTTTACCCCAAACCTGTATTTGGCTTTCGGGTAAGAACACCAAGCGTTTTACGTTTGTGCTTTTGATCCCCGCTGTTTCTAACGCTGATGTAACCATCGAACCCTTTACACCCGCCGCAGGAAAGCACAGCAACGTGTCGCCCTTTGGTTTAGTGTACACACTTTCCCGAAACTCTTGTTCTGGATTGTGTTTAATATCTTGCTTCTCCGCAGCGGTTTTCCTCCCCCCGCCGATAAGCAAGTCGCGCATAGCCTTACTGCTCATGCTGTTAAAGTACATCGGCGTTTGACCAATCATACGCAGTTTTATCACACCTTGTTTTACGGTGTGGACTGTTAAAGTTTCTGCTACCGCAGTGGTTTTCTTCGTAGGCATAGTTATTCTCCTTTAAAACGGTGGCTCTTCGCCACTCTTTTTCGGCTTCCAAATAACATCTAAGCCGAACATGGCGTAGATGAACTCTTCAAGGGTGCGACCGTACAAGCCGCACCCCCGATCCGTATCACTCGTAATCAAGTGCAAACCACTCGTCGTCGAGCGCCCACAAAACGTAAGACGCTTTTGTTTGCGTACCCTTACGTTCTATCTTTGCTTCCCATATCTCACCCGCAGTGTGCATACGCTGTAACGCAAGCTGAACTGCTGCGGCGTCAGAAGTTAGCTTACTGGCTAACTCCCCAACCCTGTGCGGATATGAGTGTTCCTCGTCACGCATAAGAGCCGTAATGCGGTCCTCTAGCGTAGCTTGCTGCACCTTTGGGGAAGGTGTTTCGTCAAACGGATCTAGCCCGTCCAATAGCGCAACCTTACCCACTACCTTGTAAGGAGTGTTAGCCTTGTGGTTGTTTTGGTTAGGGGCCACCCGCGCTGTAAAGAAATCGCCTTCTTGCAGGTTATTGTTTTCGATATAATTCCTGCCGACAAAACAGCTTTCACCCGCGGTGGTGACAGCAAACCCTGCGCCCCCTGCGTTATGTGGAACACGCTCCATAATCATAACGACTTCTTTTATTTCGCCAAAAAGTTTTTTCAGTTGTTCTTGTGTGATATCCATAGCGGCTATCTATTCTCCATTTTGAATTTTTATTATTTCGGCCTGTAACAGACCAAGATTATCCTCGTTAATAATCAGTGCTATACCTCCTGCTGTGTCTATATCGTCCAAGTTTTTCTGTTGTAGCGGGGTCGGCTTGTTCTTCCCCGCCTTACATTCGATGCCAAGGAAGTAACCTCCTAGACACGCTACTACATCAGGCACACCACTGCGCCCGTACCCACCCGTCACAGGGTAGAAGTAATACGCACCCGCATCTTTCAGAATGCGTACTACCTTCTTCTTTACCTTCGCTTCCGGTGTCATATCTTCACCCCTGCGTTACGAAGGTTCTTCACGTAAGTATCC